CATGACTATATTTTCCTTTTCTGTTTGGTTGATATGGTTTGTAATCACGCCGAGGCGCTTGCACCACTGTGGAATCTGATTCCTGTCGTTCTGAAAACGAGCAGTGGTGGCGACCATTTTTTAGAGTCGCTTTACTTTTTTGGGATAAGTGTGTAGGTCTGCGTTTTGTAGTCAAAACCTTTCAGTTGACCACAACGAGGGTCTTCACACTTTTGTAGGCCAGGAGTTGAAGTACCCCTGAAGTGATGGATGTGTCTTTTATTCTTGGCTTTTGATCTTCTTCTTCCCCTTGTTTGAGTTGTCATTATTTTTTCCTTTTCTGTTAGGTGTTGTTTGCTTCGGAGTGTTGGTGGCGTCCAAATTTTGGAGTTGCTATCAACATTCTTTGTGCCAGTGGCAGGAGTTGAACCTGCTTGAATATCCGTCTATAACACTGGCGACCACAACTTTCAAAAATTAAGAGCAACTTCTTACTTTTGTTCGTTTCATTGCCAAGGGCAAATCGCATAGGTGTGTAGCAACGACCTACTATGAACTGGAGTTTTTTTCTGTTGCTTCCCAAGACTTACACTTGGGTTCACGGTGGCTATAGGCTTCAATCATGAGGGGATTACCTGCCCCTGTCAGTGTCTGTATGATTGCCGTGTAGAGTCTTGTTAACGGAATCTGTAGCCTGTCGGGAGTGATTCACTGTCAATCCCGAACTGTCGTTTAAGTTTTTTCCCACTGGCTATTCCGAGTCTTACATTTGCTTACTGTCTGATTCCGAACTGGTGTCCTACCGATGATAGGGAGTTCTTGGAAGTTCGCTTCGTCAAGAGACTTTGGAATGTCTGCGATGGGCAGAAACGCTTTCGCTGTTCCGCTTTCAAGAGTTCTTCAGTTGTCAAGGTGCTTGGGAGGCTTCCACCCCCCTTCCGAACTTGCGTTCGTAAGAACCAGTCTAGTTCGTGAGGGAATCAATGTCAATCAATGATATGTCAAAAAACCCAATAAAATAAGGCTTTTTTGACCATTTTGAAGAAATTTTGTGGAAAAGGGCTGGAGAAGGGCAAAATCCGACCTTCTAAAACCCTTATCCCATAAGGGTTTGCTGGCTTTTTGCCCTGAGAACACGATTTTTTTGATGCTTTCACTGGATGCACCTGAAATCGTGCTTTTTGCCTTATTTTGGTGCGTTTTGGAATATCTCCTTAAAAACCCTATATAAATAAGGCTTTTTTTGCAGTTCTCCATTCTGAAAAGCCAATGTTCCGAAACTGTGTTACACCCCTTTGCATCAGCAGTAACTATTACTGTTCCGTTTATATCTCTGCCCAATACCAGTAAGGGAAAGCATTGATGTTCATTGATAATTGGACAGAACATAAATCTCCAAGTACACTGCGCTACTTGTTGCGCCCAGTACAAACGCTCTTAGCACAAGGGTTTTACATAGATTATGTATTACTCATAAATAAGTATTGATTGGAATGTAATGTACTCAATGAATGAATACAGAAAGGACAAGTTAAGAGGGATAGTGGATTCGCAAATTTAGAGAACACCCAAACACTAACAAGAAAGACAACACCAAATGTCAACAGCAAGTATTGAAGCACTACTTATCTCGGCAGTATTACGCCAAGAAGATTACAAGACACCACTGATTGAAGGAGCAAGTCCTGACTGGTTTCTTTCTTACCGTTCCGAATGGCAATGGATTGAAACTTACATTACTCGCCACCATAAAGCGCCAAGCAAGTCGTTGTTCAAAGCAACCTTCCCCGACTTCACGGTACTCAAAGCCGATGATGTTGAATACTGTGTTCGTGAAGTCAAAGAATCTTTTTTGAAGCGATCTCTTGTTCTTCTTTTGGAAGATGCCGCAGACAAAATCAGAAATCAAGGCGAAGCAATAGACATCATCAACTTTGCTCAACATAACCTGATGCAGTTACAAGTCGCATCAGAAGGTGGAAAGAACGAAAGCGAGGTTGTTGTTGATTGGGAAGTTGCTTATGGAGAAGCGGCACGAAGGTACGAAAGAAATCAATCAAGAGGAATTGCAGGTGTTCCTACTGGATTCCCGACACTAGACAGTCTCACTGGAGGCCCCCAAGAAGGTGACTACTGGATTGTTGCCGCCCGACTCGGACAAGGTAAGACTTGGACACTTATTCGCATGGCTTGTAATGCTCTGTACGCAGGTATGACAGTTCAGTACGATGCACTTGAACAGTCACGGGCGCAGATTGCAATGCGCTCGCATAGTTTCTTGTCTAGCCAATATGGTCAACAAACTTTCCGATCAATGGACTTGATGCACGGAAAAGATTTTGACTTGAAGGCGTACAAGGAGTTTCTTGCTGGATTGAAAGACTTGATCGCTGGCAAGTTAATTGTGAACGACACATCTCGTGGGCGCTTGAACCCAAGTATGATCGCCGCACAAATTGAACGAAACAAACCCGACATCGTTTTCATTGACTATCTAACTCTTATGAATACTGGTGGCGATGACTACAAAGCCATTGCCAATCTGTCGGCAGAGTTGAAAGGCATCGCAATGCACTATCAAGTTCCGATAGTTGCTGCGGCTCAGTTGAATCGCATGGCAATCGGTAACGATATTGCTGGCGCAGAGCATCTTGCTGGCGCTGATGCAATTGGTCAAGATGCCGACTGTGTAATCACGATGAAACAAATGTCTGCTCATGTTGTGAAAATGAAACTTGCAAAATTTCGTCATGGTTCAGACGGTCAAATGTGGTTCAACGAATTCAGACCAAACTCAGGAAAGTTTGATGAAATCAGTGGTCAAGAAGCCGACAACATTATGGATGATGACAAGGAGAGTCTCGTATGATAACCCACAAAAAATTCATTGAAAAACACTTAGACATACGAACTAGATCAGGTTACGAGTGGCAAGCGCTTTGCCCATTCCACCAAGATTCTTCTCCGTCATTCAGTATCAATATCCGAAAGGGCTTGTATATCTGTTACGCCTGTGGAGTGAAAGGCAACATGAAACAACTTGCCGAACACTTCAATGTAAAAGATTCTCCAGTCGCTGAAGAAGTTGATATTGAAGAAGTAATGCAACGGCTTGGAAAACTATCGTCAGAGTTATCACAAACAGCACGACCTGCCGTTGGGATAAAAATTCCTGAACGACTTTTGCAGTCTCAAGAAGGTGAAGCATATTGGATTGGCAAACGCAAACTTGAAAAAGACACTATAGAGACATACAGGCTTGGTTACGATGACATCAACGATGAAGCAATCATTCCGTTATCGGATATGCACGGAAGAGTGCTTGGGTTAATTCGCAGGCGTATGGGTGCAGAAATGCCACGCTATATGTATCCTCGTGGGTTGAAAATCAAGCAATGTTTGTTTGGTGCAGATGTAGCAAAAAGAGATTACGAAATGCTTGCGATGTCAAAAAGCCAAGCCCAACAACTTCCCTACGCTGGACTCTTGGGTAGGTATGACAGGGCTATAGCACCTGCACTAGTCATCACAGAAGGCTCTATAGATGCAATGGTGGCATATCGTAGTGGTGCTATCGGTGTTGCAATGCTCGGTGCAAGAATATCTGCCGAACAAATTGACATCATCAGAAAACTAGCGCCACCACAAATTATTGTGGCAACAGACCGTGATCGTGCTGGAAGAGAAGCCGAAATACAAGTTGTGTCTGCACTAAAACAGGCTCGCTTAGGTATTCATATTGGAACTACTGAATGGAGTTCTGATTTTGGAAAAGACTTGGCAGAACTTGTTTCAACACGATGTATCAATGTTCTTGCCGAAGCATCTGAGGATGAACAAAACTTTAGAAACAGTGGAATGATTATCAGTGAACTAAGAACATTACGGGCAAAGAAAAGGAGGATGTTGACAAAATGACTACTGGCGCTATGAGTGACAAAGAAAAAGATTACCGTATCGCTGAACTTATTTATGAATCGGCTTGCAGTCAGTTACAAACAAATAAATATGCTCAACGAATACTGGAACTTGAAAAAGAAATAGAACAACTAAAAGGAGAACAGAAATGAAAAGAACAATGGTGTGGATGTATGAACATGAAATTACTGAGAACGATGAACGGGGTAAGCCAGTTAAAAGAACTATCTTGACTCCTTTTGAAAAAGGAAGTGTCAAGAAAATTCGTGTCGCCTACTACCGATGAAAATTGCACCAACTCGTAGTCCTAGCGACCAAGTGGTTTATGAAATTGAAGAAAAGTGGCGCACTCGTGGATTCCCCCATTACAACTTAACTATGGGCAAACGACAAAAAGAACTTGAAACATTTGCCAAGTACGACAGATCAGAGATGTTGAAAGGCGATGTAATCAAACAAACTCTTCATGCCCTAGGTGCAACATGGCACTACTTTCCACACCATTGGGATGTAAGAGTTGGAACTATGCGTACTGCTAAGGATGTTTGGTATGACGATGAACTCTTTAGGAAAGCAATCGTTTCAAGAATTAAATGGGGTGGTTACGAACTAGACGAAACTGGCTCGGCAGATATGTCAGCGTCTTATATGCGAAAAGCGCTACGCACATACTCAGGTGTTCAAAGAGTTTCAAACTTTAGACCATCAGCCGCCGCAACAATTTATGACCACTACGCTGGAGATGGAATTGTTTGGGATATGTCTTGTGGTTATGGTGGCAGGCTCTTGGGGGCAATGGTTTCTGACAGGGTTAAAAAGTACATTGGCACTGAACCTTGTGAAGAGACATTCAATGGTTTAGAACGAATGGCAGAAGACTGGTCTATGGGCTTCAAGACAAGAGTTCAACTTAATCGTGTTGGTTCAGAAGATTTCACTACTGATGAAGAAGTTGATTTGTGCTTTACATCTCCACCATATTTTAATACAGAAATTTATTCTTACGAAGATTCACAGTCGTGGAAGCGATACCAAACTGTTGAAGAGTGGAACATCAAGTTTCTTGCCCAAACAATTGCGAACTGCTGGGAGTCACTTAAAGTCGGTGGGCATATGATTCTGAATGTTGCCAATGTTAAAAACCACCCAACTCTTGAAGAAGATACAATTGAACTTGCAACACTTCAAGGCTTTGTTTATGTCAGAACTCTTGCACTTACCCTGTCAAACATTTCAAAAGGTGGGTTTAAGTACGAGCCAGTATTTGTTTTTGTGAAGTAACCATGCCTGCCTATGTCGTATTGCCAATAGATAAAAAGAAGACTCATTGGCTTCTACTTAATGTTCATTACGCAAGAAGATTGCCACCGATGAGTTACGCATTTGGGCTGTACCTAGTTACCAAAACAGGCAAGAGGTTAAGGGGCGTTGTTACATACGGTATGCCACCATCTCCAACGCTATGCACTGGTGTTTGTGGCAAGGAATGGAAATCAAATGTGTTGGAGTTGAATCGCCTTTGCCTAGTTAATAACGAAAAGAATGAAGCGAGCAGGCTTGTTGGCGCTTCATTGAAGATGTTGCCACAACCAACTATTGTTGTCTCTTACGCAGATAGCGCACAGCAACACACTGGATTTATTTATCAAGCAACAAACTTTTTGTACACTGGAGAAACTGGAAGCCACTTAGATTATGCACTTAAAAGTAATCCGAAGGCTCACAACAAAGCGATAAGCAATACAGTGCCAAATGGAAAAGACAAAATTAAGAGATTAAAAGAACTTCATGGTGACGATCTTTATATCAAGATGCGAAGTAAAAAACATCGCTATGTTTTTCTTGTAGGCAACAAGACTCATAAGAAAGAATTGCGTAAGGCTTTGCGTTACAAAGTGCTTCCGTATCCTAAAGAGGCTGTGCAGTGAAACAGTCGGGGCAGTGGATTCTTTTCTAAGACATCCACCACCCCGATTGCCCAAGGAGGCAACTACAGGGAAACACCAAAACCCTGTCGCCAGCACTCATCTAAACCTAGATCGGTGTGGCTGTCAAGTATTTCTTTCTACCAGCCCTCTTTTTTACGATCAATGCAGAACACTGGGGCTTGAATAGTTATTCCGTGTTCAGGAGTAATAACGGCTAGTGCCTGTTGTGGCTGTTCAAAAGAAAAGTTATTGATGAAAGCATATTCATCTACTCCCTTTAGGCTTCCGTTAACTATCAGGCTAGGAGTCTGAACAAGTTGATGCCAGTGACCACACCACATAGTTTGAAAGTTTGAGCCAGTAGCCAAATATCGCTGTGACTTTCTTGCTTTGAGTCGCATGATAGGAGGCCATATTCCACCGATACCTCCACCACCACTTGCCTGATCGCCGTGGGTAATTAGTTGACCATAGCCGTACACACTTACCAAAGAGTCAGCGCCTTCAGGAATCTGAAATGTAACCCTTTCGTCTTTTTCAAAGTATCGCTCAATCATCTTGGTAACAAGCCAGTCGTAGTTAGTTTTTACACGCAACTTCATACGAGGTTTTCTTGTTGTTCTACCATGATTACCGACTACCGATGTGACATGGACTTTGCCAAACTCTTCTGCAAGCAATTCAATTGATGCAGTCAACTGACCCGACCAATAGAGCAAAGAACTAAGCATGGTGTCTGCGTTTGTGTCGTGCAATTCTTCATGGATATCGCCACTGAAAATATCGCCACCAAGAATTAACAACACTCCGTCATAGTTCACACCATTGATGTAATCCCTTGCCACCTTCACAACATTCTGAGTCCACTTCTTTAATCGCATGGTTGCAATAGTGCGATCATAAGCGTTTAGAAAGTCAACTTCATCAGGTATAACTACTTCGTCAAAGTGTGTATCGGAAAGCATTACAACAAGAGTTGCAGCGCCTTTCTTTGCTTTAGCAGGTGCAAGCCACTTAGGTGGATGCAAGTCTGCCGAAAGAATTGTCTCACTTGCTTCAAGCGTTTTATTAACCAAGATAAGTTGCTCTGACAACTTCTGTATGGTTCGTGAATCTTGGTTGTGTTGCTTACGCAATGTCTCCACTTCAACTTTTAGTGGGTCATTGTTTTCTAGGCTTTCCTTGAATTTGCTCATTTTGTTTTTCTCCTACGCATAGTGTTTGGAACTTTGTTGTCTTTACGCCAACGCTGTATAACACTCACGCTGACTTGAATACCTAACTCGTTTAGTGCTTTTGCTACAACTGGAACTGCAATTTTTTTATTTTGTAATGCTTCGTAAAAATCTTTCAAAGATTCTTTATCAAGTTTTTGCTCTAACAATTCCGTAATTGGTATTTCAACTTCCTTGCTTATCTGCTCACTGAATTTACTCATGGGGTTTTCCAAGGGCTTTCTGTTCGGGTGATGTTTGCTGGTCTCACATATAAAGTAGCAGACTTTTTACGCAACGACCACGCTAATGCTCCTGCGATAAAAGTGTCAGGTGGATGCCCCGAACCAAAGAGGTCTTTCTGTGTCACATACTTGTGTTCTGAATATGCAAACTGGATACGAGGGCTTTTCAAACCAAACTGTTCAATGCCTGCGATGTATTCAGTAAAACAAGATTCTCTTTCACGACCACGGAGTACAACATCTTTGATTTTCTTTTTGTCGTACTGAATCATGTCGTCAATAACATCTCCGATACCAGTGGCATCGTGAATACAGTAGCCACCATATCCAGCGAGCCTGTTGTCTAGGTCAGCAACCATTTGAGGCCAAGGCTTTCTGCCAGTACGGAGAAACGCAACTTCACGCCAAGGATTTTCGTCAACACGGAAGGTGCGAATAATTGTCCAGTCTTTCTCCTTCGCCCAGTCAACACCAGTGATGTATGAAGCGCCTTCTACTGGAGGTTCAACAACGATGTATTCATCAAGATCGCCAACATAAACTCCGATGTTCGGGTCAAAGGCTGCATCAACATATGCAGTTTCAATTGCACGACCATCAAACGAGGGTTCTTGTAGATCGTATTCAACTTCCCACATTCGGGAAGACACTTCCAATTGCTTTCTCTCAACCATGTCCATAGACAACCAACCCTTTTCTTCGGGTGTACCTACAGACTCACGCCAACACCAGTCGTACACTGGCCAGCCTTTTTCATTTGCTCTCTTCAAAAGTTCCGTCATCGTTCCATCGGGATACTGATGCGTACTTGAAATAACAGTCTGTGATTTGAGTCCACGACCATCCATAGGTTGACCTTGTGCGGCTTCAAAGAGGTCAATATCCATTTCGTCAACTTCGTCTAATCGCAATCGTTGAGGGTGAGGCCCACGAACAGACTTTTGCGATGCCATAAGCGCTGTAATCCAAGCGCCATTAGTTAATCTCGTGCTGTACTTCGTTGGGTCATCTTTCAGAAGATCGCTAGGGGAGAACTTGTGATGCCATAGTTCGTTAGTTACTTCATGCACTCTCTGTGACTGCGCTGCTGACCCACCTAGAATCGTTATTTGTGCGCCTAGTGTCGCTGCTTCAATCACAGAGAGTACGCCCATCAAGGTGGACTTACCACCGAAACCACGACTCGCTTTCCATATCGTTACTGGATAACGACCAAAATAAGCATCTGCTATAGCCTTGAACGGAGCAATGTGATGTTTGCAAACATTTACACGGGGTATTGTCATTCCCCACACGACACGGATGTACTCCCATAGTTCATCGTCATCTTGTGGCAGTCTGCCAAGTAATAGGCTCATGTGTTTATAGTATCAAGTGGGGTCGGGGCGTGGGGGAGGGGTCGGGGTCGGAAACGGCGACAGCCTCACGGCAGGCTTAGTGTTTGGGCTTTGCCCTACAGATGAAACAGTCTTTGTGATGATCTCTTCCTACGCAGATGTCGCAGAACCAATGCCAACATTCGGCTAGTAGTACGGAGGGCAGACCACAGCAGTCGCAGTTCGGGATATCATCTTCTACCTCGTCAACTGGCAGGTTATTTGAAGCATCGTAGTAGTCAATGAGATCGTAGATTTCCATTAGTTGTTTTGCTGACGCTTTCGTAGTTCTTCTCGTTCGTAGGCAGTTGGTGGCAATCCCCATGTATCTTCTTCGGATTCGTCTAGCCAGTCTTTCCAATCGTTTTGGAGTTCCACAAAGGTTTTGCTTACACGCTTGAACTTACGGCGCAGCAAAGCCTTATGCCAAAAGGAGTTAAGCCAAATACAAACGAACGAAATCGGTATTGTCAGTAGCAGTTGAATGAGCATATTTAGAGGCTATCAGCATGAATCCCCGAAATCCAGTTTTCTATCGCTTAGAACGCTTCCTGATGCGTTTCAGAGGGTTCTGCAAGTGACCTGATATCCAGCAGAATGTCCACAAGAAACTGCACCTTTACGAAATCGCCCCAATCGTAAGCATCGGTCAACTCGTACAACGCTTCATCAATAGTTTCAATCCCAGTCGGAGTCATCAGGTTTATCCCCACAAAACGGAGTGGGCTTCCCCACTAAGCCAAACCGACACGGACAAGCGCCGCCAACAGGAACAAAGCCAGCAACCACCGATATTTCAGAGGCATATGAAAATTCCACAAAATTTATCTCCTATTTTTTTGGCTAGGGGCGACGGCTTTGGAGCGTTTTGGTTCTAAAAAAGTGGGGGGGGGAGTGGTGGTCGCTTGACTACTCAGTGATTACGCTGAGTGGATAGCACTACTGACTCGGCAAGTGAATGATATATGCGTAAGAGTTCTTCTGCGTGTGCATTACCACGAGGCGTGGTGGTTTGCAAAATGCCGAGTACAGATTGTGCGATGTCAAGTGGAATCATAATGCTATTGCTCTTCATTGCTGTCACTGGTGTCGGTGCTGTCATAGTCATCTTCATCATCCTCATCGTTGTCTTGTGGGGAAGAAGATGATACATCAATTGCGAGTCTTTTCCCTGCTTCCCTTAATGCGTTAATATATGATTCTTTATCACCGTCAGCGAGTATCACTGTCTGTTGTCCAGTAGATACATCAATCTTTTCGGCTGCATTTAATCCGTATAGTCTTTCCATTCTGTCCATTACTGCGAGTGCGGCAGACATTGAAGATAGATCACGGGTATTAACATCGGGCCACAAGAGCATTAACATATGTTCAAGTCTGCCGTAATGAATCTTCTTTAATTCACTGGAAGTTTCATGTAGTGCGTTCTTCATACCACGCTGTACAGCCTTACGAGCGCCACTTGCATCGTGATAGCCCAAGTTCATTGCTATCTGCGAGTATGATGCACCAGCCAACTTCAATGACATTGCTCTGCGTGTCCGTTCGGCTGCACTCATCCCACGCTTCACTGCAACAGGGTTAGCGACTGTGACTGTGCCTGACAGTGACCCGTCATCCACTATCTCTCCCCATATTGTTTGTCCTTCTTCTATATTGCTCAATGTCCTGTCCTTTGTCGCCAATTTGTTTCTTGTGAGCCTACTGTATCGTGTGCATTTCGGGTAGTGTTTTAGGGTGTTAAAGATTCTTCATTTACCTAAGTTTCCTATTCCTCTGTGGACTGGAATTGAACAAGTATTCGTGTTCACTGGATACCGATACGAAGAGTATGTGTCTATTACCAACTGTATTGAAGTACCTAATAGTTCTGATACTCCAGTAGATACTTTTGTTATCACGGCAGGTTCATTACTATCTGTAGTAATGACCCTTTCTCCCCCCGAAACTATTGTCGGATTTGGTCACACTCACCCTGCTGATATGCCTAGTCCTTCTGATGAAGACATTGAAGGAATTGATGATGAGTCTTTTGGTGTTGTCCTGTGTAACGGCAATGCTGTTTGGTATGACAGTAAGGGAGTTATATTCCCTAGATTACTTGGATAGATACAGGAATACGCTTCTTCTCAGGTTTCGCCTTACCCTGTTTATATGCTGATTCACAGAGTTTCTTCATAAGTATCCACGCATCTGCATCTATTGCAGCAACAACCTTTTCTAGTTCTTTACTCATTGTTTGAAATAAAGGTTTTTCAGCAACCCAAGCAATCTCATCATGTCCACAGAACCAGTCATACTCATCTTTCCCCCAATGAAACATTCTAAGTATGTTCATATCTAGTTCTTCCGAATAATCCACTAAGAGTGGCATCTGCCAACAGATATTTGGTTTTCCGTCTATCGGATTTTCACCACGACTGAGTGATGCAATATGCAATGCACAACCTGTTCCACCACTAAAGCCTTCCCTGTTAGCAAATACACATCCACTCATTGAATCTTTTGGATTAACTAATGCTGTTTTGTAATCTGTTGCTTTTTTCCACCCAAATTTGTTTCTCTCAACAACTTTTTCGGTGTAATCAGCACGGTAATGTTGCCAAGTTTCAGGAGTTAACTGTGGAACAACTTGTTTCAGCAGTTCTATGTCGGATTCTTCTAAATACGCTCCGTTAGCGCAACATCCAAGATCAGGCGCTTGAGTGTTTATGCCTTTGCATCCGTTTCCCCACTGACATTCATAACTTGAAAGCAAGAACTCCATATCAAGAAGCCAAGCGCTGTTTGCTGTCCTAAGTTCTATCCATCTTTTGAGCATTTGCCCAGTATAGGTTAAACATCGCCCTTTATGTGGGAGTCAATGTGTCCGTCAATCTTATTTTCAATCCTGTTGAGGGAATCAGCAACAACGGCATGATCTGAATGATTTTCTTTACGCAAAGATGTAATCATTGCTGCGAGTACGATGCCGATAGCACCAACTACCGAAACAAGTATCGCTTCCACTGGAAATCATTAACTCTTAAAAGCGATGTGGTAAAGAACGGCAACAACAAACGAAACGATTGCTGCTCCGATCACAATAATCATTGCACTTCACCTGTTACGGCTACTGGCAGATTATCGCCACAAACGAGTCGGATATGCCACGGTTCTTCTTGCAATTCCCAACTAAAACCGAAAGCCTCAATGTTTTCTTTCATCCACTGAAGAATTTTTCCATTTGCGTTAGCAACATCAATTGCAATTCCGAGATTATGGTTGGACTGGCCTGGTGTCGCCAAGGGAGCATTGTGTGGTTTCAAATACCAAACTTTTCCTTCAAACTTTCTTGTTCCTGCACCAGCAATAGGCTCTAATTGGTATCTGCTAAGAAATCCCCGTTTTTGGACATCGTAACTGCGGTACAAGTCTCCTGCGCTAGTGGGTTTCAGCACAATACCGTCAGCAGTTGCCTTAGCAACAAGAGCGTTCCACGCTTTCGCCGCTTTAGGGTGCAAAAAGCCACCTCCTTCAACTTTCAATAGCATTGTTGAAGGAAGTTTTCCTGCCTCAACGCCTTTTAGGTTTGCAGGAAGAACAATTTTGTGAATTGGTAGCAAACTCACTTTTTAGGCGCTGCTTTCTTAGCAGGCGCTTTCTTTTTTGCAGCAACTTTAACAATTTTGCCGTCATCAACTCCGATAGTTCCAATAAACGATGCAACTTGTGGATCACCAATTTGAGTTGATACCCACGACAAGCCTGCTGCGATCAGTGGGAGTGCCATTGCTGTCATTGCAGGGTCAAGATTTGCTTTCATCAATCCGTAAGTAATTAAACCGAGAACACCACCCTTGGCAGTTTGGTCGGTCATTTGCTGTGAGGATGTTGACTGTGGAAGTTTCATATGTGTCCAATCTTTTGATTCATTAAATCTTAGAGGTTTAATCTTCGGATTTCAACAGCGCAACGAGAATACTTAGGGTAAGTGCTGAAAGGGCAATAATCCATCCGAGGCTTTTTGTCTTACCCGATAAGGTAATCAGTACAAGACCTGTGCCTGCAAGAGTCCACACAAGGGCTTTTAATTCTTCAATGATTTTATTCATTTTGCTGAAACCTTTGTTACTGGAATTGGAGCAGACATAACGAACAATGTAGCAGTAACGATGTTTAGAATTCTACGCTCACGAATAGGAATACTGCTGCCAATCGGCCTGTATGTGTCAAAAGAGCCTTGGAAAACATCTAGTTTCTTTTCAAAAGCCTTTACTACTGCTGGCTCGGCGTTTTCCAGTGCTGTGACAATTGCTAAACCCTCATCTGATGACAAATTGGATGCTTCAACAGCACCGAAAACCTCTTCTGCCTGTTCACCGTCAACACTTTCCAAAACTTTAGCGCTCATTGCCAATTCAGTAGCCTGCCCTTCGCTGATTCCACCGTCTTGTGCGATTACCAAGTCAACAACTTGAGCAACTTGATCGCTGGTGATAGTTGCGTTTTCAAGAACATTCACCACTTGGGCAAATTTGCTGTCGGAGATTTCAGGTGTCAAGATCGCATTGAAAGTTTCAATCAAAACCTCATCAGATACCTTTTCGTCAAAGATTGCATTGACAACAGCACCGAACTCTTTGTCATCAAGTGGCTTAGACAAAATTTCTTCTGCAAGAGCAACAGTTTCAGCATCAGACAAGTCACTATCAAATGCTGATTCAAACACTGCCGTTAACTCTTCCGTGGATAAGTTTGCATCCAAAAGATTGTCAACAGCAGCGCTCATCTGTTCAAGCGATGCTTCTTCGCTGAAAACAGTTTCCATTACAGTGGTGAACTGCTCTTCCGTAAGATCAGAACCTAGAATTTCATTAAGCGCAGCAACAACCTCTTCGGGTGATGCGTCAGGCGTAAAAGCGTTTTCAATGATGCTGTTCAGCACCTCATCCGTGATTGGGTCGCCCACTGGTGGCAATTCCACTATCGGGTCGCTGAGATCGCTTCCTATTGCGTCTAAAAGGGCATCAGGAGTGATGATCGGTGGCAGTATTGCGTCAACAACTGCATCAGGAATTGTATCTACAATTTCAATAATTGTGTCCACAATTTCCTCTACTGGTTCGGGCAACACATCGGGGCTAGGCTGTGGAAATGGCAATTCTTCAACTGGCTCTTCTGTGGGCAAAGGAATCACCACTACAGGCAATTCTGATGTTGTTGGTGACACGAACTCTGTGGTGGTTGTGGATGGAACAACCAAGTAGGTGGTCGTAGATGACTCAGGCAGTGGTGATTCTGTCGTGGTCGTTGATGATTGCGTTGATGTTGTTTGGGGTACGGAAGAAGAGGTAGTCGTAGATGAAGTGGTCGTGGGTGCTGATGTTGTCGTGACTGGCTGTGTCGTTGTTGTCGTTGTCTCAGGCACTGTAGTATCAGTCGGCTGATAAGTAGTTAAGAAAGCCTCGTCAGGAACTATCTCAAAGCCTTGATTGTCAATGTTCCAAGCCAACATCGCACACGAAGCACCACCGTTCTCGTACACCCACAAATCTAGATTGTTATTGCCTGCACTAATGTCTATCTGTCCTGACTCCATCCAAGTGCAACCCTGATCGTTCCAGTTGCCCCACTGGTCTAAGCCAATCTTGATGTTGCCACCGTCATCAGAAGCCAACCAAAATTCAATTGTTTGATGCTCAGGAATAATGATCGTGCCTGTCATGTGAACCATAAACATATCCACTGGGCAACCAACCAAAGGCTCACCGTCATACGAACGGTTTATATTGTTTTCCACTTCACTACTACATTCGGTATAGATGTTGTCTGAGCGTGTTGGTGGTATATCGGATACGCTATATGCAACCGAAGTTAATCCTTGTTGCGATTGAGCGTTAGCAGTAGGGGCAAACAATGACAGAATTGCCACTGGCGCAAATATGAGCCACTTTGACCACTTACGCATTACAGACCAAGTTGGTCGTTGTCTAAGTTTCCTCTAGTCAACGAATCTAAAATGAAAGTGAACACGCTTAATGCCACTTCTATAAGAGTGCTTGCAAAGTTCCAGCACGAACTATTGGCGATGCTCATTGAGCAACCGATTTTCACGGCTTACCAAAGTGCGATAATTGTTGACGCTGTAGTTGTCGTACTCCAAATACGAGACACACGGATTGGCAAAGTTGAACCAGCAGGGATACCAGTGAACAAAACTGTTCCTGAGTCTTGCATTGTCACCTTCATGTTTCCTGTAGTACCAACATAAACGGCACGGGTGACGCTTGTAAGGTCAGCAGAATCAGAAGGACTCACAAGAACTGCGCTAGTTGCAGGGTCGCCAGTAAGAGTCTGTTGGCGAGAGAAGTTATCTACGATAGGCATAAGAGTTAGTATCTCATATCTACTGGCAGTTGTCTATCGCTATCAATGCAAATATCAGCCATTAGAAACGGCAACCCACGAAAGAGTTTCTTCATTCCAAGTGTGCAAGCCTTCAGGTTTTGGAGTTGGTGCTTGCCAATCATTGTTGCTATCTAAAGACCATGATGCAAACGGTTGTGGTGCTACGAACTGGTCTTTGACAGCATCGTATGCGTAGCCGACACCTGCGTATTGTTTGCGTATACGGTTGGTGTAACTGGTTTGAATCCAAGT